TCTGAGATAGGCGATACAGCTCGCGGTCTGACGACACTCATCAAGCAGTTCTTCACTGTGACAATGGGCGCATCACTCCCGGCAACGTTTGGGCGGATCCTGGCAGCAACAGAAAAGAAGATGCTCATGGCAATAGGTGTTCAGGGAGGAAAGATATTAAACGGTGGTTTTCTTGACAGCCTATCTGCAAATACTGAATTACTTACACAGATCAAAAATCTCATGTCACAGTCTGTTACTTCTCAGGTCAGCACAAAGGATTTCATTTCTTCAATGAATGAACTCATCACCGGAGCAGGAGAAAAGCCGGGCGGTATTGAATCGCACTTGAATCGTTATGCTCATGACCTGTATATGCAATATGACCGTGCTTATGCTACGTCGCTTGCCGAAGAAACCGGTATGAAGTATTTTATTTACATCGGTGGTAAGATTGATGATTCACGCGACTTTTGTGTTGCTCATGACGGCAAGGTATGGACGACAGAGGAATCAAAGAAATGGATTGAATGGACTCCGGCCAAAGGTGTTTATCCTGATGGGTATAAGATTAAACAGAAAGACAAGAATGCCGTGCCGTCATATATTGCTTCTTACGACGGGTATAATCCTTTGATACATTGCGGAGGATTCAATTGTAGGCATCATGTGGGGTGGATAATGAAAGAATTGGCCGAAGAAATGAGACCTGACCTCAAAAAAAATAACGAAAAATAGTTTGATATTAAAAATATCGGTTTATCTTTGAAGTGCGTTTGTACGAGAGATGCAAAAAGATACTAAGGTTATAACCTAAAGGGGTCAGTTCTCGTACAGCTGGTCCCTTTGAAATATAAATGTACGATGAACAAAGTAACGTTAAAGAAAACCATCGCCGCAAGACAGAACGGCAAAGACATCTTAACGGGCGAGTGCCTTGAAACAGATGTGTGTTTGATGGATACCGACAGGATTCATCCAAAAGCAAGAGGAGGTACTTATACCCTTGAAAACACAAGGGTACTTCATCCGGTAACTCACATGATGCGTCACGGCAACTTCCGTGAGCGTACTCCAGAACTTGAAGAACTGAAGATCATGATTGACGGACGAGAACATATCCGTAAGTTTGTGAACTCGCTGAATAACCGCCTGCTTGCATCAAAACGCAGGACAGATAAACTTGACACTATCACTCAGGACTGGATTAAGTCTCAGATAAAAGAAGCTCAATCGCAGTTAGGTAAGACGGACCGGAGGATTGAGAAGTATATGAAGTCATTGGATATGCCTATTGTTCATTCTGCCCTTGCTATCCGTGGATTAGGCCCGATTACGGTCGCCTATCTTCTGACTTATATTGATATTCGTAAAGCTGAGTGTGCTTCTGCTATGTGGTCTTATACCGGACTTGACAAGCCGTCACATGAACGCTACACGAAAGGCGAAGCCGGTGGAGGTAATAAAACGCTACGCACAGTCCTTTACACTACGGCAGATTCAATGATTAAAACCAGGTCAATCTACCGTGATGTTTATGATGCCGAAAAGAGAAAACTTGAGGCAAGTGAACGCATGGTTAAAAGCCGCAACACTCAGGGTAAACTCATTGAGTGTATGTGGAAGGATACAAAACCCTGCCATCGTCACGGGGCGGCCATCCGTAAGCTGATAAAACATCTTCTTGCTGACTTCTGGTTCGTCTGGAGAACCATTGAAGGATTGCCGACACGCCCGCTGTATGTTGAGGAATACCTTGGTCATACCGGAATTATCAGACCGGAAGAAAGAGGATGGATTTATTGAGGATAAGATTCATTGAGGCTAAGATAACCATGAAGTCGAAGTGATCTATGGCGTTCAAGATACCCAAAATAGTAAAGTGATTCATGAAGCGGGAGACAACCATGAAGAAGAAGTGATTCAGTGATAAAAAGACAATCATTGCTGAAAAGTGATCCATTTGCGCCAAGACAACCATCGGATGGAAGTGATTCAGGAAATGATAGACAACCACTGGCCATAAGTGATTCACGACGTGGGAGACAACCAATTGATATAAGTGATTCGTTGAAATTAAGATAACCATGTTCAACAAGTGATTCAAAAACTTTAAGATAACCAAGTTTGATAAGTGATTCACGGAGCACAAGACAACCATCATTCTGAAGTGATTCAAAAACAGCAAGACAACCAAGCAATAGCAGTGATCCAGCAATGATAAGACAACCATGAGGCGAAAGTGCAGCCTCCGAGCAATCGGGGGCTTTTTTTATGCCCATTATTTTAAACATGATAATTATCATATCAGAACATGACGAAAATCATTGTAAAATAATTTTTTTGTGTAAAAGAAAATTGTATAACTTTACAGCAAATAATTTCAACAATGGCAAAGGAAAAGATTAAATGTGTGGTTCGGGGTAAGATACTCGAACTGTCTCCTACTGCTTACGAAATGGCAAAGGAATATTTCGGGGCTGCAAAGGTATCTGATCTGAACATCTCTAAGCCTATTGAACTGAGCAAACCGATTCTGATTCCGAAGATTAACGTGAAGGTTGAGAAGCCGGAAGAACTGACTATCAAAAAGACTGAGGCGGCTAAGATACTCGACGCCCCGCCGCCCGAAGGTCCGATGATTACAGAACGACCTGCAAGGAAAGTCACGAAACCCAGAGCCAAAAAGAAATGAAAGAGATAACCTCCAAACGGACAAAGCAGACCCAGTTCATCACCGATGAAGAATGGCAGTGGCTCAAAGAACACGGCAAAGCCAAAAACTTCACAATGAAAGAAATGGTTATCATTAAGAAGCCTGTTATCAACAAAGAAATACTGATGCCGGAAATACAAACTAAAAAGAATAAAAAATGACTGAAGCTGAACAGAAAAAGCTCAATGGGTTTTTGTCCAAAACCTTAAAAATGGACGACGAGGAATTGGCCAGCCTTTACAACGAGGCCGGGGAGTTGACCTCCTCAACTGCCAAACCTAACCAAGCCTCACCCCACCAATCCTCAACTGCCAAACCTTATCTCGCCCTACCTCACCAAACCTTACCAAATCAGACCTTAACGCAACTGCCTTGCCTTACCTAACCGTACCGTATCCCGCCACGCCTTTCCCAACCATCCGTAACTGCCAAATCAAACTACCTCAATAGCCTTATCAATGTAGAATAAAACCTTATCAAACTCTTTATAAGTTTTCAACTTGCTCTTCATCGTATTAAGTTGCCTCAGTATACTGGCACGTACGAAATCAACATCCTCATTAGTGAAGGTATCAACACTCTTATATCCCTCCGAACGTGTAGTGACCTCAAAAACAGCTATCTCTCTCGGTTCTCCGTCAGTTATTATAGTCACCTCAATATTATTCAGAATAGTGCGGGCCTGTTGCAACCTCCAATTATAGGCGGCCTTGTTGTCATCCCACTCAAAGAGTTTGTGCAATATAGAATTATTATCTTCTGCCGCACGAACAACAACTTCCGGCGTTAATATTCTATTGACTTCCTGTAAACGGGTCAACTCTTCGACGACAAGGGCGACATCAACACCCTTGCCAAGTCCTTCTAACTTCCATTTATAGCCTTCCATTATTTTTCCTCCGTCAGTTTAAAACGACCATAACCAAACTTGCCTTTCTCTGGTCTCATTTCACCAATTCCACAGGAGTACCCCGCAGCTTTTACAAGCTGGTATACCTGGTTAAGTGAAATCATTCCAGCATTGAACTCAATGGTAAGAGTTGCACTCCACTCAGGATACTCCGGGCGGTAGCGTACGTCAGCGGATCCCATACCAACGCGCACCATATCAGTCCGCATCCGGCTCTCTCCTATAATCCTGACAAGCTGTGTTTCTTCACAGTCTGCTTTTACGAAGAATGACATTCCTGCATCCTTCATAACCATACCGATAATCTTTGCGCCACGAATCATTGCAGCTTTGAAACCAGCCGCAGGAAAACCATCCCATCCATCTGCCGAGATGTGCTTCGCGCCTTCGTAGTCAGCCTGAGGATCACGGATGTCGTGCTTCTTGTTTTGAGCCTTACCCGCCTGTTTCTCCTCAATCTGTTTACGGGCCTTCTCACTAAACTTGTGAACAATAAGCGGAGAAATCCCAACAATAGGAATTTGTACTTCATTAATACTAAATTCCTTCACTTCAACTGTTTGTTTTTTCATAACATTTATTATAAATTTAAAGGGGCCAATCGTGTGAGAACCGGCCCCTTCAGGTTATAACCCTAATGTCTTTTTTTGCATTTCTCACACAAACGCAAGTCAAAGATAAAGCAATATTTTTAATATCAAACTATTTTTCAATATTTTTTTTCAAGTCTGGCCGCATTTCGTATGCGAGTTCTTCTAAAATCCACCCTAAATGGTGCCTACAATTAAAACCACCCCGATGAATTAAAGGCTGATAACCCTCAAATTGTGCAATATACGACGGAACTGCATTCTTGTCTTTCTGCTTAATCTTATAGTCAGGAGGATAAACGCCTTTTGCCGGTGTCCACTCTCTCCACTTCTCAGCTTCGGCACGTGACCAGACTTTGCCATCTAATGCGACACAAAAGTCCCTGCTGTCCTGAATCCTGCCTCCGAGATAAATAAAATATTTCATCCCAGTTTCGTCAGCCAAAGAGGTTGAATAAGCTGAATCGTACTGCATATACAAATCATGTGCAAATCTATTCAAGTGACTTTCAATGCCTCCCATCTTTTCACCTGAACCGGTTATCAGGTCATTCATACCTGCAATAAAGTCCTTTGTTCGCACCTGAGCCGTGACAGACTGTGCCATGAGATTTTTGATCTGTGTGAGTAATTCAGTATTTGCAGATAGGCTGTCAAGAAAGCCACCGTTTAATATCTTTCCTCCCTGAACACCTATTGCCATGAGCATCTTCTTTTCTGTTGCTGCCAGGATCCGCCCAAACGTTGCCGGGAGTGATGCACCCATTGTCACAGTGAAGAACTGCTTGTTGAGTGTCGTCAGACCGCGAGCTGTATCGCCTATCTCAGATACGAAGGCAAGTCTTTGAGTTGTGGAGAAGTCTTTATACACGCGGTCAAGTGACTGCAAAAGCTGGTAATTGCGGAGTGTGTTTTTAATCCTTCCGTTTGCAGTATCCAACATGGGGATAATTTCACGGGTCAGCTTCGAAATAAGCATATTCTGAAGTCGGACAACGCTTTTATTCAGACTGGCCTCACGCGCGGTGATGAAGTCATCCTTTCGTTTGATTATGTCAGCAATTCTTTTCGGAAGCCTCATTGTAAAACTCTTTTTTCATCCTCAAATAAGTCGTATAAATTGAATCATGATTAAAGTCAGTCTCACCAATGAACCGATAAAAGTTATCTATTGCCTTTTCAATTGTCAGCGAAGGCAACAATAACCTCTGAGCCTCTACAAAATAGAACATCCCAATGTCCTCATAGTTTCTTTTGTAGATTGCGGCGATTTTTCCCTTGTATGGTTTTTCTTTCGGCATTTGTTAGTTTTACTCGTGTTGCACGATCTGTTTTCATTAACGTCCGTGAGATATAATGATTCACAACTACATTGCATATCAGGTAGTGTTTTATCCCTTTGCGTTTCAGTTGAGCCACGTAAGCATCGTCCGAATACCAAAACCGATAGGTTTCATCCAGCGGGCCGATAATATCCCAAACCTTCGAACTCACAAACAGGCACCAGCCGGTTACATAAAGGCAAATATCATAACCTTCATAAGCATAGTCACCTCTTTGAAATAGTCTCTGACGTGGGTGATTTGACAGGGCTGAAGCAGATAGATAACCATACTCTCGCATTGTCTGACCAATCGACGACCATCCCGGCATGAAGATAATGTCATTGTTTGCAAGAATCTGAACGTCGCCCTTGCGGTGTTTCAGTCCTAAGTTCAGGCAATGATTGTAATTGAACTCCCCGTTAAAAAACACTGTCTTATCTACGTTCTTATACTCAAAGACCTGATGAGTTTCGACAAGAATAACATTAACGTCGGCCCCGTCAGCTAGGCACGAATCAATAGCATCCTGCGTCATCTTTCGCAGTGATGCGTCACGTGAAGCAGATACTATGATAAGATCGTATTTCATGGAATATAGGTCTTATAATCTTTTTTCTTTCGACACTCTTTAAACATATATTCAATCATGCAAGCCTTCCATTCAGTTGAATCATTTTCAAGTTTCACTGATTTGCATAACCTGTCAAACGCATGAGATAACTCATGAACAAGTACATCCAAATCAAAGTGATGTAAAGTTACAACAATTTGATATCTTCCCTTTAATTCTGATTTCGCAGTTGAGTTTATCTGCCCACAAGTTCCTATCTCGTTGTCGATCATCTGATTTGTATAATACTCAGTAGATGCACCATATCTCTTATGAAAACACTCTGCCATAGATTGTGTTCCAATCCATACATCTAACTGCCAATTAGTAGGGTATAATATGATTGTTTTTAACTTCATGTTTTAAAATTAAGCAGCAGTGTTTTACTTAATCAATTATAACAGATTTATAAGACGCAACGGTTTTCCCGTCAACCATAATATAAACCTCAGAATTTAAACCTGCAAGCATCATTTCGCCATCCAAATAAAGGACAACTATCCAATACATATTAGGTTTCTCTAAGTTCATCCTTGATCCAAAGGTTCTATTTTCTTCATACAATACAGATATATTCCCTTCGGTTAGAAGTTCATGCATATAGCCCTCGACTACCTTTACTTTTTCGGCTTCAAATATTTCAGTCGTTTTGTTCCCTCCTTCGGGATAGTGAATAATTTTAATTGTTTTCATTTTCTTCTTCTTTTAATTGTTCTACTTCTGTTACTGCTGCTTAATTAGAATATGTATTCTTTTGTCGGTGTACTCTGATTCAATCCGATATGGTTCATCCCCAGGTCAAGAAGATAAGCCGGAGGACAACCGATAGAGCGGTAATATTGCCCGATCATCCAGTCGCCGTTTTTCAGACAGGCATATTCTTCACATAGCTGACGGACAAACTTAGCAGGTGCTAATTGAAAAGCCCCTCCGGTATGAGATGTGTATTGAACCTGGTATCCGGCTATCTCAGCCCGTTTAAACACGGTAGGATAGAACTTAGGGTCAATCATCAGGTCGGGCGGTGAAACTGCGTGTGGACCGGCTTTCTCAATGAAATCAACCAATCTCGCAATCATATCCTCGGTGACAGTCTCAACATCATTATCCAGCTTCAGGATATAGTCATAATCCTGCAATTGTTGAACGCCGTAATAGAACGCTGCTGCTATTCCGTAGTTCTTATCCAGAAGTATGCGATATTTGTCCTGTAGCCATTCAACAGTGCCGTCAGTCGAGCCATTATCAACAAACAGATGAAAGTCAACTCCGGTCTTTGCGTTAAATGATTCCCATGTCCGCTTAGTCAGTTCAAGACGATTGAAGGTAATTGTGATTGCTGCTACTCTTTTGCTCATATCGTTATTTTAAAGGTCATACCCTGCTCCGCCTGGAATATGACAGACGCAGTATTCCCCTGCATTTATCTTTTTATAGTTTCTAAATCTCAAAAGTTTCTGATTGAAGTAATGGTCATGAGCATATCCGCGATGACCCCACAAGACCCCCAGTGACTTGCGGTGACAGATATTCGACGTTCCATTTGCCCCTAACCGTTTTATATCGCAGTTACGCGGGATGAAGTCCGTACCGTTATACACCCAGTCATTGAAGTAAGCCCAATCCAAATCACCAATCTCATCAGCTATGCCCTGCAAATGACCTTCACCCCAATAGTCATCATTGTCAATGTAAATGATGTATTCACCCGCAGCAAGTTCAATGCCTTTGTTTCGTGGTGCGCCATCCCACCAGGGGCGTTTGTCAATCTTCACGGCCTTTATTCGTGGGTCATCATAACGTGCGACGATTGCCATTGTTTTCATACACCCGTCAGCGACAACTATCAACTCCCAATCCGTGAAGGTCTGAGCAATGACACTATCAATAGCCCTCACGATCTTCTCATCCCTTCGTGAAGCCGCCCCGCCGTATTCAGCGAGAGTTGAGGCCATGATAACTGAGAACTTCATCTGTAAATCACGTATTTGTTATGATGTGCTATTGATCTCATGTTCTCGCGGTCTGCCTTTGTTTTCTTCCGGCCTATCATATAACCCGCAACAACCCAATCAAACATAGATAAATCAACTCCAGTAAAGTTACCCATGACCGGCTCAATCGATACAAGTAATTTATTCGTTAACCCTTCCATTGTCTTTGCCCTGAACATCTTTTCAGGCGATTCAATTGTTGTACCAAGATACACATTTTCGGGAAATTCAAACTCATGATACCTCCGAGGATTTTTCGTAAGAAAAGCAAACTGATGAATAGGGTTCTGCCGGACGACCTCAATCACCGCCTGAATCCATAACCTGTCAACCCACTCACCGAACAGATCAGCAAACGGGCAGACGAATATCACTGAAGGTTTTTTATACTTCTCAGGCTCCGTAAGCGCCTTCACGTTCAATCGCGGTACGTCGAAATTATCAAACATTCCATGACAGTAACAATATTCACAGCCATGCTTGCACCCGATCACCGGCGACCAAGCCCACTGATACCAACCGCGCGAAGGTATCATTCCTCTTCCTCCTGTCCGAAGTTCAGAACCGGCGGTTTAGGTTTCTCGCCTTCCATTTGCTCCATATAAAGAGCAACCTTTTCTTTGACCTTCGCAAGTATGACCTGGTAACTCATCTCATACAGGTCTGGTATCTCCTGTTCAAGTTCATTGAAGATAGATTCAAGGTTAGCATAAAGCGTTGCATTATATTTCGTAGTGAGGTTCTGAGAGATCAGCAGATTGATTGTTTCTTCTTTATATCCTCGGAACGGATTGAATGAGTTTTTAATCCTGATGACCTTCAGATCGTATGGTTGATCGGCATACAGCTTTTCGTTTATGTCATCTTCAATCTTAGCTATTGTTGAAGTCGAGGCGTTTGCATCCTTTGCCTCACGAAGTTCGCGCATCAGTTCCGACATTGACTTGAATTTAAAGTCCTCAGGATATGAATGTTCAACAAATAAGTCTTTAGCAAAATCCGTATAAGTTGCGATATCTCTCACGACAAACTCCCACATCGTAGAAAGTGAACGTGCAAAGGGATTCAGTGTATCATTAAGGTTATCCAGGTCAAGTACCTTTTCTGTCGCCGTTGCTGCTACCTCTGACTTATCCAATAGTTCCTTATTGAACATCATCAGGAACACATTGGCACGAAGCTCATTTATATAGTCCTTCTGGAAAGTAAGCAGATCAATCGGAGGTGCTTTATAGACAAGCATCTTTTCAAGGTCAATCATCATTGTCGGATCGCGCGGCATATCCAGCGTGATAACATCCATTGTAGAGTTATGCACCGGCTCACGGCCTGATCCCTTGCACACTCCGCAAGTATGACCGTCTTTCAACATCCCAGAGCCGCCACACTCGTTACACGGAGTAACGTATTCAAATCTCTGAGGAAAGGCCGTCATCGCCGTAGAAAGGTCTAACTCACTGTCTATTTTGAGCGTCTTGTTCAGATATGGAATCACATCATGAAATACTGACACAAATGTTCTGCCCTGAGTTTCAGCATCGCGTTTGTATCCAAATCTCCGCGCAGGAACTTTCGTGTTCTTAGGCGTGAAAAACTGAATAAAATAATACTTGTTCTCTATTTTTATATATTCTGGATATTCTTGCCCTTCAGGTAAATATAAGAAATTGATCTCAGGCTTTTCAACCTGGGTGAATGTGATTGTATCCATGCCTAAGTAGATAGTGTACTTGAAACCGTCCGCTTCTCCGGCCTCGGTCTTATACTTTATCGGGAGTTTTACAACCAGGTATTCAAGTATGTTGTTCTTCATCTCAAACATCACACATTGTTCCGATGTTGCAATGAATGGATAAGGTTTGGCTTTCTCTTTTGCCGGGTTAAAAGCGTCAAACTCAGTAATCAAAAATGCATTAGGATCGATATAGTTATAATCCACAAAAGCATATTCAAAGAACTTTTCAAGTGAAGCATCGCCCCAGTAATGAGAGATGAATTGTTCAAACTCATCCTTTCGTTTCTGGTCGTCTTTGTCGCCCCACGAGATATCCCTCTTTTTTGGCTTCGTGCGTACTGTCTTTTGAAACGGCAGCTTTGTAGAAGCAAGCGTAGGAGGTATGATTGAGTTAGTGATCGTCTTACGCATCTCAAACTCTTCCGGAGTTTCACGCTTAACGATCTGTTGAAGCAAGTCAGCAACCCCGTCGCCGGATACCATCTTGTAATAAGTCTCGGCTAACTTTGTCACTCGCTCATAATCTCGGTGCGTAAGATTGCGCCGGATTATCTCTGTCAGTTTTAAAAGTCCTTCCTGTTTAGTCATATTAATTTTATTTATGCTTCATAGTAGTTATTAAATGCCTCAACTATCAGATAATCAAGACCGTCGGAAAGATGACCGTATTTCTGATACTTGTCGCCCGTGACCTTGTCCGTAACGATATGTTTATCTTTCCCGCCGTCAATCGCTTGCTTAACGTACAACATATCAGCAATCATCTTCTTGCACCCCTCGTCAATGCGTATTCGTATCGGCAGTTTGTTCTCGAATATCCTGTTTATGAAGTCGCGGCGTTTAACCAGCGGCGGGTTCCTGGTTACGGTTCTGTCAGACTTGGCAACAAGATAACGCCGCAGCTTGAACTCGACGATCTCGTAATGATGCCGGAAGTCCTTGTTCATTGTTGAACGCGCACGGCCCGAAGCGTCACCGTAATAAAACAACCCCGATTTGTGATTCGGATACCTCAAAACAAGCTCTTCGCATACTTCCTCTGTTGAGTTGCGCGGGTTCTCCAGTGCTATTTCGTCAATGCAATAAGCCCACCATAGGTCATCTTTCTGCTCGAACTGCCATATTGAACATGAGTTATAAGGCACTGAGTTCTGGTCAAAAGATACATGAAGCGGGCGATCAGGGTCATACTTCAGGTTATCTACGTGTTCAATCCTGTTAAACGAAGAATAAAACTCACCCCCTGTAGTGGCAAAAGGATTGCCAAATACTAAGGCGCGGCCACGTTCTTCTGTATTGTTTGCAAGGATAGTGTTTATATAATTCTCCCCAACATTATGAACGTTATGATAAGCCGATGAGATAACAACCTTTTTGTTATTATATTCCTTCTCAAAAAACGTCTTATCCGAATAAATCTTTTCGGTTATCTCATCAACATACTTATCCAGCTCGAACATCTCAGCGAGCCAGTCGGACTTTGCCGGTGACGTAAGACAGTAAAGAGGATTCCATTGCTCATGCTGTCCTCCTTTTGCGGAAGGTTTACCGTCAACAATAAACATCCCTGGTTGTCTCATTCGTGTTATGATGACCTCTTTTACAGCTTCCTCTTTCGTGTCTTTGGTTTCATCCAATAGACACCACGCGAACTCCTTGCCTGAATGAGTTTCGTAATTATCCAAAGAGCCGGTGAAAATCAACCCTCCATTGGCAAATGAGATAATATTCGTAAAGCGGTCAAAGTTACGTTTACATTTAGTCCACATTGCCGGAGGCTCTTTGCCTGAGACATATAATCCTGCGGGATTCTCTTTGCTCCACTCTGTCACTCCGATTGAAGCCCAATATTCACGGATACGAAACAGGGTCGAAGTGTTAAGCTGATCGTATGTATTTGCAAAAATAGCTCCCCTTACGTCTGGGAACTTAGAAACAAAGTTGATTGAGAGAACACCACCTAAGAAAGTTTTACCCGACCCCGTCCCGGCAAGAAACAGATTTATCGCTGCCGTCGATTTGAGTATCGACATCTGAGGCTTTGATAATATCTGCTCTACTTCATTCATTGGTTTTGATAATCACATTAGGCAAAGTCGGTAAATTGACGTTGTGATCTATTTCCTGTTTGTCTGACCATCCAAGATTCTTTAATGCGAATATAGCTCCGGTGCAGTTGTTTTCATGCAACTTTTGCTCATACATCATTTCGATCTTTGTCTTGGCTATTTTTATTGTGTCAAAATACTCATCTCTGTTTTGATAGTCTAAAAGGCTCTGACGTGATGAGAATCCAAGAAATAAAGCAAGTCCGCAGATTGTAGGAGTCGGCACTTCATAACGTGTTCCTGTTACAGTGTATTTAATCATTTTCTCACAGCCGTCATCAAAGTAAGCATCAATCATTTTCTGCATTTCTTCTGGTGACTTAAATGCAAGCGGCCTTCCTCCTTTATTCCCTACTGCAAATTTATTTCCTTTTGGTGCTGCCATACCTTATGATTTCATACTGCAAAGTTAAGCAATATCCGGTTCACTGAATCCATAGTAAATTGCGCCTGTATGTCCGACAATCATCAACTTCTCTGCTATTGTCGTCACTTCATCTTTAAACGCAAAGATTTCAAATGAGTTGCAAACTTCGTCAATGTCATCGGTTGTAATTACCCTCTCCGCGCTTATGTTGTAAAGCCGTGAGAGTGCGACGTAAATGTTTTTTATCTCATCCATAACTTGCCCCTTCTACGTTAATGCCGGTTAGTGTTCTTATGTTACTGCCTAACAATGTAGTAGGCATTGGAAAGTCATTTGTGCGGTATTCGCGGTGATAAACAAATAGCCGGTCAAGGTTCTTATCTTGTGCGTCATGAATAACTAAGTATTCTGCAAAGTACCTCAGTTTCTCTATTGCCCACATTCGCTGATCCCAGGTCGAAAGGTCAACAAAAACAACTGCCCAATCGCGTCCGTATTCTTCAAACAGCTTATCTGAAAACAAGGCGAACTGATGCGTGTCACTTTCAAGGTGACGGAAGTGATCTAACCAAACCTGATTATCATCTACCGTGAGAATCTTACGGCCTTCGGCGAGTAAGTGTATTTGTTCTGTTGACGAATACCCTGCACCAAGCTCAAGAATTGCCCCTGTCGTTTGACGTATGGCCTCAAAGAGTATTGGCTGATGTGTTGATTCGTCTTTCATTGATGTATGTGTATTTCGCCCTGATTAATTACTATTTTGCCATACTTCAAATCTACCGCCGTAGTGTCACCATCAAACAACTTTCCACGCCAATAGAAGATTACAATGTCACCTTCATAAACCCGTGCGCCCTGTTGCCAGTATTCGCCCTGACGGACTAACACAGGGTCAAAACCTGCAACCCAATAATCCGAAGCAGCTATGCCGTATTTAAACTCCGTAGGCGTTCCCCATTGCATACGACGTTCTGGAACTAAATCAGTAGTGTTTATAAAGTAAGGATTCATGACCTGAGAATGAAGATCATATCCACGTGCGCGCCACTGCGTAAGAGTTAAGCGATTGCCCCCGATCATGAACATTGGTTCTCCGGCCTCACACCAGAAAATATTATAGTCACTTTCAAATCCCTCCAAACACGATTCATTCATGACATTGATATTCGTCAGCCGGTTCTTTGTGTAGAAGATATTGTTTTTGATCTTCGTGCCTTTAGCTGATCCGACCGGATTGTCATTCTCATAAACGTCAATCAGTCCCCGCCACGTTCCTATACCCGGACCGACGTAAAGAGAATCCTCAGAATAAAATGTATTATTATAAATCCTCACTCCGTTCATTCCCTTCACAACAATTCCAACGGCTGGAGGATTGCGGATTATGTTGTAAGCAACCACGCCTGTTGAATCAGTCATGCCGTTTGACTTCCGGATTATTCCCATTGGAACGTAGTCAAGGTAGTTATACATTATCCGAACGTCAGTATGGTAGCCTGTAAAGACCCCGTGAGTGATAGTGTTAGCGTCCTGATCTCCTACCCATGTAAACTTATTGCCCGTTATCTCTGCCCCTCTCAGGTTGTTTGTGTATGCTCCGGTATTCTCCTGTCCCGCCTCCAGCATATAACCCGTTGTGTTCTCTCCGGTGACTGAGTTGTTTCTGAAGATGAATTTAACAGGCCGTGTGCGGTTTGTCGTGACCCCGTAAGATGTTCCACTGAGAGTGTCAACAAACGTGCGGCCTTCAACCAAGATGGTATCTTGTGCCGACAGTGATAAAGGCAAGAAAAGTAAAAACCAAAAGCGTTTCACTTTGCTATGAATGAATCGTTATTGCTCTGGTACATTATGAACCTGCCGCCATAACCCGTCGTGGCGTGTGCCGGTGAGGTCATAATCGTCAGCACTTTCTTATCATACTGCCCCGTAGGTCGTTTATCTTCTGGTATCCCCGCAGCCTCCCAATCAAAATTGAGATCAAAATATTGTTCCTGTTCAGCCAAAAGCCTGTCAGCCGCATCATATAACCCGTGAATCTTCTGCCAATTATCTGTAAGCAGGTCGCCCGTCGGTATGATTGTCGGAGGCACTGTGTCAACTGCTTTTACTGAAAATGAAATCTCAGTGAAGTTATCAAATACATCAGTTGCCCGTATTGTGACTGTGACCTGCGGATTAGTGGCATTTAACGTAAATCCAGGCAGGGGATACTGAGTCACTGATTTGATCTGACAGTTATCCGAAACAGTTACCATCGGAAGGTAGTCCGGAAGTGTCGCCTCGCATGAAGTTGTAACATACACATATTGCGGAGGTATCTGGGCGATCAGGCAAGTACATGAGCTTGCCAAAAGCATAACGATTGCAAAAATAAGTAGCTTTTTCATTTCATTTGATTTATGTATTCATTTAAACAAACTTTCCAATCACGCATAAAATAAAGACCGCGAATCCTAAGTTTAGTACAAACCAATCTCTCAGAAGCCGGTCGCGGTACAAAGTATTCATCGCGAAAATGATAAGAATTAACCGCAGTCAAAGAAGCCTTGCTTTCAGTCAGCCTTATGATCTCTGCGGCTACATCATATCGCGAAGCCTCCCCTTCACAGACCATGTTGTAAACACCCCACTTTTCAGAATTAAGAAGAAACATCACGTTCCTAACAAAATCATAAGTATAAGTTGGAGTTCCGTCTTTGTCATTCACAGCCAGAATTTCATCGTTCTGAAGCTGACGCATAATTTTGTTCACGAACTTCTTATCCTTTCGCCCGCCACCCATCATCCAACCGGCACGGCAAACTAGGTAAGCATCGGAGTTTTCAACAACAAACCTCTCGCCCATATATTTAGACCGGCCATAAACGTTTATCGGTTCTGGAGCGTCCCAATCATCATAAGAGTATTTTTCACCTGAGAATATCCCTGCCGTGCTTATGTAAATCAACGGAACGCCAAGTTCATTAGCAATATGTACCGCGTTTTCAACTGCGAGTGTATTAGTGTTGTACGCTTCTAATTGGTTTTCTTCGCAATACTCAAGGTCAGTCAATGCCGCAAGATGAATCAATACGTCCGGCGAGAATCCCAATACTGACTTGCGATAAGCCCCAAAATCACGAACATCACAATAACCCAACCAATCCTCGTTTAAATCTATATCCGTGCATTTCAGCTTATGAACGTCATGAAGCAATGAATAAAACGCTTCACCAAGCATCCCGCCGCATCCGGATATATAAATGCGTTTCATGACTTAAAATTGTGAGGATATTTCTTTAACCATTCCGTAAGTTCTGGGTGATTAATTTCTTCCAAAGTTATGAATTTCTTTTGTGCAAACCATTCTGTCCGGTGAAATATATCTTCTCCGGTCTGCATACATCTCTCTATGTTTTCGCGGTTGTTCACATCCGGAGTATTAACCTGCTGTTCTGAAAAATGACTGAGTTTAGACATAATCATCTCCGGAGAACCCAAAAATGAATAATGCCACCCCCCGTTCAGTATCGTAGTTTCACCCTGACCCCTGCGATCTCTTATCCACTGAGGCGACGGAATGAGTTTCTTTTTATAGACCATACATCCGTCCCATGCCTGGGCTGCGAGACAGTTCACATAGTAATAAAACAATCTCTGCCGCATAGCAAAGCACTGATGACCTTTTGCAATTCCCTCTAAAATGCCGTCTGGGTTCGGAATTTCATCTTCATCAGAGATAATGATGTAATCATCCGGTCCGGCTTCAGCATAACCCTGTGCCATCAGGTTTCGGTTATCTACTTCCATTTGCCTTTCGTCCTTAAACGGCAAACTTTCAACTGCTATATGGATTATCTTCGGAAGATACTTCTCAAATAAATGCCGGTTATTGTCAAAATGCAGAGGTTTCGGAGCGTTCATGTGCGTTCTCCCCATTTCGACAATCACAAACCTATCAACCACGCGATCTAAGGTCATCAACCGCAGTTCAAGTAATTCAAGGTTCTCATAAAACATGAAGCAGTCGTAAATCATAATATATCCGCTTTTATAATAGCATTAGAAATCTCAATTAAGTTATTTAAATATTCATATTCTTTCTGATTTCTTGCATTATCTCTTTGGGTTTCCCATTTAGACACTGATTTTTTTAATAATTCAATATTTAAATCTAATATGTTTTCGATCTTTTTTTCATTAATAGATACTTGTTCCCCCTCCAAATATGCTTCAATATGCTCAATTAATAATTCAGTAAATCGCTCAGGTTTATACCTATTTCGGTTATCTATCAAATATCTTATCATAAATCAGGTGTTATTACATGAACCGCACGATAGTCAGCAGACTTTTGCAGTTCAAGGTAGGTTGTATAATTACGTTTCACAAGTTCTTCAGTAATCTCATAAAACCGGTCATGCCACTGATGATAAACAAACGGATCATCTATAAATTCAAATCTCAATCCCAGGTTCTGAATCTGATGTTTGAACATATTGTCCTCATAAGCTATCCCTTCCCAAAGTCGCTCATCCATGCCATTCAGTTTGCGAAGGTTCGCAGCGGTCATTGCATTGCAGAAGTGAAATCCCAAAGGCCGGTAAACAGAATGATTGTACCATGAGCTTTCGTCGTTAAACTCTGCGGCTTTATTGTTGAGTGTGATCCCTGGTTCTTCTCCGTGACCCAAAGAATAACAAGCAAAGGATAACACTGTTTCATCTGTCACCTTTCGTGCAGCCGTCAGAATATCGCCTGAGTGCAAACACTCGACGTTCTGAATTATGACAATCTCAGGATCATATTTCAATGCCTGAATGAATCCCAGATTAAAAGGAACACAGGTATTTCTCCATGTCTTATTCGTTACCCTCACCACTTCAACTGAAAACGGCACTTCCGGCAGTCTTATTTCTTCGGGTGATCCGTCGTCAACAACAATGAACACAAAATCCTCATCCTTATACTGACAGAATGAAGCAAGTGTTTTTTCAAGTTGCATCTGGCGTTGGAAATATGTAGCTACGATTGCAATCATGAGGCGAACATTGGCATTTGACAAAGGAGATAAACGTGGCAGTCCGCCATATTACGCAGGTATGTTTCCATCAAAAACCGTTTCTTTGTTTTTGCGCTCACATTGCAAAGTTAAACAAACGGAATTTAAAAACAAATATTGTTCTGCTGTCATCCTTCCCCTCCTTTCGAGTTGTTCGGTTTTTCCGAACTGGTCAGGCGGGAGCGAAGCCACTCTAAAGCATCACAAAACACGCCATAATAAGTTGAATCTATGATTATACCTATTCTTCCATCTTTTGTGTCACGTTGCATCGCTTGTTCTGCCTGCTTATTTATCTCTTCCTCACTCGGCATCCTCTCGGCAATCCGCTTCTCCACCTCCTGATTGATGTAGTCTTCTGCCTCGTCTGCCGTAAATTGGGACTGATCTATCCGTAAGCAGATTTCGTCACGGACGGTAGCACAGTCAGATTCCGTAAAAATGCCGTCTGCTATTTTTACATAATTAAATAGCACATCAAATACCTGCTCCCTAATTAATTGGTTTTCCATGGCGTTTTTTGATTAATGTTAGTATTGAGCCTTCCGCCGATGCGTTTGTTTTATACCACTTTGTGCGGACAAGCATATCACAAGCCTCTTTAAATGCGAGCTTGTAAAGTATCTCCTTTGTGAACGGCTTCTCCATAATTAGTTCCACTTAAATGTATCTCCAAATGCTTTCATAAGCCACCATAACAGGGCAACCAGCCCCACCACCACAACACTCAAAATAATTATCGCTGCTTTCATCTCTCGGTGTTTTTATTTTCTATCCCTGGTTTTATATGTTAACCTTTAGTGTACATATAACATAG